GGCGTTTACAATTACACACAATCAGTGGATTTGGGAATGGAGTCCGCAGCCACGTCCGGCCTTGATGGTTTTGGCCACACTACTGGGGGTGCTGGTAATTATTATCGAATGAAGGTGACAACATGGACAATATATACAACACTTACCCAAGCTTATACCCAGACAGTCAATGGTGTTTCTACCAGAGACCCTTGCCCAGCTTGGGGAATCTACAGCCGTGAAGTAGCAAGCCCTCCCGCCACAGGGTTTAGTTCGCTTAAAAATGCGCTCGTAAATGCAACAAAAAACGCTCTATCTTGATGGAAGTGATAATAATCCCAGAAAACTAAAATCAGCCCCCCTATAGTCTCCGTAATACTGATAGACCGGAGACTATGTAGCTACGGAATATAAACCTTTAAATCCGCTAACAATCCACTGGGGGCTGCGTCGTAATGAGCACAGAGCTAACGATTGATGAAATGCGGGGAGCTTTACCAGCGAGTGTACGCAAAGCGGTAACGGATGAATCCCTGCAAAGAATAAATGCCACATTAAGTGATCCTGATATGCACGATAGGTATCGAGAAAACTTATTAGGCTTCGCCTCGATTATGAAAGAGGGGCGCTTTAAGTTTGATAGCTACGTAGCGGCCGTCAAATACGTCAGCTATAAGCTGATGGCGAAAACCAATGCTGAAAGCTACGCACTAACCTTTCCAGATAAGATGAAGCGGCACGCTGCACTGCAGAAGACCACTAAAGATATCTCTAGTTATGTGCATGCGTACCACCATTCCAAGTTAGTTACCTTATTATTGGAACAGTCACTCACACCGAGCTGGATTGTTAACCAGGATATCTACCAAAAGGCGTTAAACACGCAAGCCGAGCTAATGCTCCACGCTAACTCAGAGAAAGTGCGTAGTGACGCGGCTAACTCTATCTTGTCGCACCTTAAGCCGCCTGAAACACAGAAAGTGGAGATCGACTTGGGCGTGCAGAAAGATTCTAGTATCGATGCGTTACGTCAGGCTACCCAAGCACTGGCAGCGGAGCAGCGTCGGGCACTGGCCGCAGGCCAAGTGACCGCGCAGGACACCGCAGAGCAGGCCGTAATTATCGAAGGTACCGCAGAGAGAATAGATTGATGCCTAAAAATACATTGAAACGCATTCATGTGAATCAGCATGTTATTCGCCGCAACATTAAAAACAAAGATGAATCAGCGCATGAGCCGTGTATCGGTGTGGAAGTTGCTGGTGAGCATAAAGAGTATTACCACAGAATAAAAATAGACGGTCCGTGTGAAATTATAACCAGCATAAATAAACCGCTGCGCTGCGGCGCACGGGTGTGGATAGAGACTGAAGCAGAGATTATCCCCATTGAATAAAACCCACGAAACACTTCAGCTAACTACCGGCGCGCCACTCAAAGTCGAGCAACACTTGAATACAGTGGACTATGTTATCGACCCTAATTACGTGCCGTCCGATTTTGCACTGGCTTTTGTCACGTTTATTAAACTAGTAAATGGCGAGCAAGGGGAAGAGAACACCACCCCCGTAATGCATTATCACATGCTCGATACCATCACTAGGGGAGGTACCCGCGTTGCTAACTTATGCCATCGGGGTAGCGCAAAAACAACGGTTATGGCCGAATACCTGTTTTTATTTATTGCGGTGTACGGCGATTTACCTGGTTTCGGTGTTGTGGATCTCGCTATCTATGTATCGGACTCCATCGAAAACGGCGTTAAAAATATGCGGAAGAATTTGGAGTTCCGCTATCAAAATTCTGATTTTTTACAAGAGTATCTGCCCAAAGAGGGGGTTAAGTTTACTGATTTACGCTGGGAGTTTAGCAACGCCGATGGTAAAAAATTCATCGTCAAAGGGTATGGTGCAAAAACTGGTGTGCGTGGGGCGAAAGAAATGGGTAAGCGTCCCCAAATGGCTGTGTTAGATGACATGATTTCGGATGAAGATGCACGATCACCTACTGTGATCGCAAGCGTAGAAGACACCGTGTATAAGGCGGTTACATACGCGCTCCATCCTAAAAAGAACATGATTATCTGGTCAGGCACTCCTTTTAACTCCAAAGACCCTTTGTACAAAGCAGTAGAGTCGGGTGCTTGGGAGGTAAATGTATTTCCCGTATGTGAACAGTTTCCCTGTGAGCGGGAAGACTTTCATGGCAGTTGGTCGGACCGATTTAGTTATGACTATGTTATAGAGCAATACACCACTGCACTGAAGTTAGGCAAGGTCGATACGTTTAACCAGGAATTAATGCTACGCATTATCTCAGATGAAGACCGTTTAATTCTGGATTCTGACATTCGGTGGTACGACTGGCATTCGGTAGTACGCAATAAAGACCGGTTTAATTTTTATATAACTACTGATTTTGCTACCAGTGCGTCAGAAGCTGCCGATTATTCAGTAATTTCTGTCTGGGCGTTTAATAATATAGGCGACTGGTTTTGGGTGGACGGTGTTTGTAAGCGACAGTTAATGGATCAAAACATTAATGACTTGTTTAGGCTGGTTCAAAAGTACAAGCCCGACTCTGTAGGCGTTGAAGTTAGCGGCCAGCAGAAAGGCTTTATTGAGTGGATACAAACCCAGATGATAGATAGAAATATCTATTTCAATATGGCTTCTGAAAAGAACAGTAATCAACCAGGTATCCGCCCGGTTACTAAAAAGATTGACCGGTTTCAGACTGTGGTTCCTTGGTTTAAGGCGGGAAAGATGTATTTTCCTCACGAATTTAAAGAGGACCTTATTCTGCAAGAAGCCATAGACGAACTAAGTCTGGCAACACCCAGAGGCTTTAAGTCGAAGAAAGACGATTTTATCGACACGATTTCTATGCTGGCAGTTATGCCAGTATTCCGCCCAAGTGAAGAGGCGGAGGCCCAACAAGATCCCAACGATATGTGGGCAATCCCGTTGGATGAAGACGACGACGAACCCTATAACTCCTACATAGTGTGAGGCACACATGAAGTTACAAGATATATACGATCAACTGGCCTACGGCGAGTTTAGTAACATTAGTTGGGGGCATGACTTGGATGCTCCAGAAGGCGGCATGCCCGAAGAAGCCTTTAAGAAATTGGTACCTACGGTACAGTTAGGCTTAACCGAGCTGCATAAGCGCTTTTTGCTACGGGAAGACGAAGTGACAATTCCCCTGGTAGCAGAGAAATCAACTTACATACTGCTCCGTAAAGTAGATGCTCCCGAAAGCTTTGCAGATAATCTCAACAAAATTGAGCGCGTGTATGGCACTGTAGGAGGGAAAAGCTATGAAATCCCATTGAATAAGCGGGATAACGCAGCTAGCATCCGAACTTCTGGCTTCCAGACGCTTATTGTTCCTACTGATATTAAAGCAGCGCCGTGGTTAAAAGAAACTACCGAACTACGGATAGTGTACCGCGCAGATCATCCCAAGATATCTACTGCAGTAGCGGGATCTGCCCCGCTTGCGGTTACGATAGATTTGCCGGGTACCTATTTAGAAGCGTTACTTATGTACATGGCCAGTCGGGTATCTAACCCTAAAGGCGCCTCTGAAGGTTTCCATGAAGGCAATAATTACGCAGCTAAGTTTGAAGCGGCTTGTGCGCTACTTAACTCGCTTAATTATGCCATCGATGAAGATGCAGAGAATTTTAGCGTGGTTTATAACGATTGGCCTTAATTAATCTCAGAATTAATCTTTCTTCTTTGGTAGCTTCTTTGTCAGGCAGTAATGCATCCTAATACAGAGAAGCTATTTTATGCAGCAAGAGTCTCCACGGCCCGAAAATTTAGAGAAAAAGGTTGTTCCTACAAATTGGAAGAATCCGCCTACGCTGGCCGAGATGAAAGAAGATCTCACCGAAGCGCGTAATGACCATCAAGCCCAAGTAGTTAAAATCGATAAATGGGTAAATAATCTAAATATCTCTGGCAGCGCTAAGGTAAAAACTGATGCAGGGCGTAGCGCCGTTCAGCCTAAGCTAATTCGCAAACAAGCGGAATGGCGTTATGCCGCGCTGTCTGAGCCGTTTCTTAGCAGTGATAAAATGGTTGCTGCTTCTCCTGAAACTTGGGAAGACAAAGACGGGGCAATACAGGCTGGACTGATCCTTAACCACCAATTTAATACCAAAATCAAAAAGCAGAAATTTATCGACACGGTGGTCCGTGCTGCGGTAGACGAAGGAACTGCGATTTTACGGGTTGGTTGGGAGTTTAAAGAAATCGAAATTGAAGAAGACCAGCCCATATACGAATTCACCCCCAACCCTGCCATGGAGCAGGTTTTGATGGAAGTTTTGCAGATAAAGCAAACCGACCCTACCTCTTACGAACACGAAATTCCAGAAGATCTCAAAGAAGCCTGCCGCATTAGCCAAGAAACTGGTATAGCCGTAGAGCCTAGTATTGTCGGTTACGAATCCGTAACTGTCACAAAGACTATCAAAAATCACCCCACAGTTGAAGTCTGTGATTACCGTCGCGTAATCCCAGACCCTACCTGTGAAGGCGACATGGAAAAAGCAAACTTCATCGCTTACACCTTTCCTACATCTTATAGCGAGCTGATGGCGGAAGGAGATAAGTACACTAACCTCGAATACATACACCTGGATAACAATTCTATCCTAGGAGCCGACGATGCCGATATCGATGTACCTCAAAGCTTTAATTTCAGAGATAAAGCACGAAAAAAGATTCTTGCTCACGAGTATTGGGGATATCACGATATTGATGGCACTGGTTTGCTTAAGCCTTATGTGGCCACTTGGGTAGGCGATACTCTTATCCGCATGGAAGAAAGCCCCATTCCAGGGGGTGAGTTACCTTTTATCTTTATTCCATTGATGCCAGTTAAAAACTCACTCTACGGTGAGCCTGATGGCGAATTGCTAGAGGATAACCAAAAGATTATTGGCGCAGTAACGCGGGGCATGATCGATGTTATGGCGCGATCTGCTAATGGCCAAATGGGTATGCTCAAGGGCGCTTTGGATGCGACTAATAAACGTAAATTCCAACGTGGCCAAAACTATGAGTTCAATGCCGCTGGTGATCCCCGTGCAGCATTTCACATGCATACCTTTGCAGAGATCCCTGCTTCAGCACAATTTATGATTCAAGCACAAAATTATGAAGCCGAGGCGATGACTGGCGTTAAAGCGTTCTCTAACGGTATTAACTCCGGCTCTTTGGGAGAAGTTGCACGAGGTATTAGCGGCGCCCTAGATGCGGCGGGTAAACGCGAAAGCGGATACTTACGTCGACTGTCTGATGGGTTAGTACAGGTGTGTCGTAAGTTTATGGCTATGAACGCAGAATTCCTTGAAGAGGAAGAAGTTGTTCGAGTTACCAATGATGAATTTGAGCCGGTACGTCGTGATGACCTATCTGGCTCATTTGATTACGCAATCGACGTTTCTACCGCTGAAGAAGACAGCGCCAAAGCACAAGAACTGAGTTTCATGTTGCAGACACTGGGCAATAGCGTCGACTGGACTGTTATCAAAGAAATCTTCATTGAAATTGCCCGATTGAGAAAAATGCCTGATCTGGCTAAACGCATTGAAGATTACCAACCAGAGCCTGATCCCGCTCAGCAGGAACTAATGCAACTCCAGAAACAAAAATTACTGGAAGAGATTAAAAATCTTCAGGCTAATACACAAGATAAGTTCTCTGAAGCCACACTTAACCAAGCCAAAGCTACTGAAACAATGGCGAAGGCAAGGGAGCTGGATTCTAAAGCGGATCTTAATGATCTGGACTTTGTTGAACAAGAACAAGGGGTAAAACAAGAGCGGCAAAAAGAGCTGCAAGGCGAACAAGCACGCGCCAATATGCAATTAAAATCGCATGAATACGCTCTGAAATCTCAAGAAAGCGGCGAAAGTGCTTTAAAAAAGCACTTAAAGGAAAAAAATCTCAGATAAAGTTTTTTTAAATAGGTAGCGTTCACACAACCTAATCAACTAACTAGCAATGGTAGGAAAATATGAGCGAAACACAAATCCAAGAAATTGAATTAGACATTGAAGCAGCGCGTGAGTTTATTGAGCGTGGTGAAGCACTTGACCGACTGCGCGAGAACAAAGATTTTAAACTAATCATCATGGACGGTTATTTCCGCGATGAAGCAGTACGGAATGTTCAGCTCAAGTCGACGTATCAGTTTCGAGATGCAGAAAGCCAGGAACTGATTACTAAAGCGATTGATGGCATTGGTGCTTTGCACACATTTTTCCAGACAGTTGATTTCCAGGCGAGTGAGGCCGGTCAGGCTATCCGCGCTTCGGAGGAAGAAATCGAAGATATTGAAAACGGCTTCGGGGAGTAACGACGATGGACGATAACGAAGAACTCAACCCCGATACCGAGGATACTCAGGAAGCGTCCGCCTTACAAATGTCTGACGAGGATTTTCTGGAAATGGGGGATAACCCCTTTCTGGAGACAGCTTCCGAGGCTGCGGAGTCTGAGGCGTTAGCCGGTGACGAAGACAGCAACGAGGAAGTTGTTACAGCTGAAGAAACCGATGAATTAGAAAATCCTGAAGAAGTAGAAGAGGGTGTAGGCACTAGCGAAGATGCTGATTTTACTTCTGATAGTGGCAATGAAGAAGATGTTGCTGAAGACGATGAAGAAGCTACTGAAGATAGGACTGAAGCGACTTCTGAAGATTTTGTTAAACAAGTCATGCAACCGTTCAAAGCGAACGGGCGTGAAATGCAGGTTGAAAGTGCAGAAGATGTAGTACGCCTCATGCAAATGGGTGCGAATTACAATCAGAAAATGCACGCAATGAAACCTAACATGAAAATTCTCAAGACACTCGAAAAGAACGGGTTGCTTGATGAAAGTAAATTAAACTTCCTTATTGATATCGATAAGAAGAATCCAGAGGCAATCGCCAAGCTGTTTAAAGACAGTGAGATCGACCCTATGGACTTCAACGTAGACGATGAAGAAGAAAAAAGTAATTACGTAGCCCCAGATTATACTGTTGGCGACGCCGAGTTACGGTTAAATGAAGTTATCACCTCTATTGAGAGCACTGATACTTACGATCGTACGATGGATGTCGTCGGCAATAAGTGGGACTCCGAGAGCCGACAACTTGTAGCTGAACAACCTGAACTATTGACAGTACTGAACGATCACATGGCCAGTGGCGTACACGACTTGATTAGCACTGAGGTGGAAAAAGCGCGGATGTTTGGCCGTTTAGACGGTATGACCGATTTGCAAGCTTACCAAGCGGTAGGTGACCAGTTGCATAAGGGAGGCAAGTTTAATCATCTACAGGGTGACACTGAACAATCCAAACCTACAACAACCCAGCGTGCATCAAAACCGAAGATTAGCGATGCAAAACGTAATGCCAAAAAGCGGGCAGCAAGCCCAACGAAGGCATCGAAAAATTCTTCGACTCCTTCAGAGTATAGCCCTTTGGCTATGTCAGATGAAGAGTTTGAGAAGTTAGATGCGCGTTTTATCTAACTATTAATTAAGGAATATTATTATGGCTATTTCGCCTTTTGAAAACGGTCAAGGGTATAACAACCCTGAAGATACTGCAGATACCGGCGTTCCGGTAGACTCAGATATCGGACCACAAACTCGCACTGATCATTGGGTTAAAAAATCCCTGATCGAAGCACGTAAACTTCAATTTTTTACTCCTTTGGCTGACGTAACCGGCATGCCAAAAAACATGGGTAAAAAGATTAAGAAGTATCACTACTTACCACTGTTAGACCTTGATAACGTCAACAGCCAAGGTATCGATGCGGCAGGTAAAGTTATTGAAAAAAATACCTATTCTGCGTTTGATGCTGACGGTGTTGAAATAACAGGTGGCTCCGACTGGGTGTCTGCAAATGATGTTACGGCGGGGCATTACCCCAACAAAGCAACCGCAGAAGCCGCTGCTGGCAGTACTGGTTCTATTTCTGAAAACGGTGGTAACTTATACGGTTCTTCTAAAGACCCCGGCACCATCACTGGTAAAATGCCTGTGTTGTCTGCTAACGGTGGTCGTGTTAACCGTGTTGGTTTCACCCGTAAGTTGGTTGAAGGTAGCTTAGAGAAGTTTGGTTTCTTCGACGAGTACAACCAAGAGTCTTTGGACTTTGATTCAGACGCTGACCTGCTACAACACGTTAATCGTGAAATGATTAACGGTGCAACTGAGCTGAGCGAAGATGCTTTGCAAATCGATTTGCTAGGTGTTGCGGAAGCAACTACTCGCTGGCCGGGTAGTTCTAGCAACGTAGGTTCTGTTTCAGGTAACACTGCTGCTGACTTTGTTAGTTACCGTGATCTGCTTCAGTTGTCTATTTTGCTGGATCAAAACCGCACGCCTAAGCAAACCAAGGTACTGACAGGCACTCGCTATGTCGATACTCGCACTATTGCTGGTGGTCGCGTTATGTATATCGGTGCAGAACTTCAACCTTTGTTGGAAGGAATGGTAGACCTGCACAGTAAGCAAGCGTTTATCCCAGTACACCAGTATGCAGCTGGTACCACTACACTAAACGGCGAGATCGGCACTATTGGTCACTTCCGCTTAGTTGTTGTACCTGAAATGATGATTTATTCAGGTAAAGGTGCTGACGCAAGTGGTGGCGACGATTGCTACGAAACTAACGAGAGATATGACGTATTTCCAATGTTGGTTGTTGGTGATGGTGCATTCTCTACTATTGGTTTCCAAACTGACGGGAAGACTGTGAAGTTCAAGATCACTCACAAGAAGCCTGGTGTAGACACTGCGGACCGTAATGATCCATTTGGCGAGACTGGCTTTATGTCTATCAAGTGGTACTACGGTTTCCTTGAGCAACGTCCAGAACGTATTGGCCGTATCTTAACTGCAGCACCTATGTAACCTAACCGGGAGGCAGGTAAAACTGCCTCCCATTTTTTCTATATAGCCATCGGAGAAAACCGCAATGACTGACGAATTATCCCCCGAAGAACAAGCAGCACTCGAAGAAAAAGAGGTGCTGAAAGCAGAAGCCACAGAATTGGGTATTACCTTTTCTGGCAATATTGGCACAGAAACCTTACGTAAAAAAATTGCAGACCATTTAGAAGCACTGGCTTCAAGTGGCAGCACTAAACCTAAAGCAGAAGAAAAAAGCAAAGCTGCGCCCGTTTTAAGTAAATCAGCCCAACGCAAAGCGCTGCGTAGAAAGTTTATGCGTTTATGCCGCATTCGCGTTAGCTGTATGAATTCTCGTAAAAACGAGTGGCCCGGTCAGATATTTACATTTAGTTCCGGTGTCACCGGAACTATTCGTGAGATGGTACCATTTGACACTGACTGGCACGTTCCTCAGGTCATTTATGACATGATTAAGGACAAAACCTATCAAACATTTTATACGGTACGTGACCCTAAAAGCGGCATTGAATCTCGTCGAGGTAAAATCTCGAAAGAGTTCACTGTAGCACTTTTAGATGATCTTACTAAAGAAGAGTTAGCTGATTTAGCCAAGGCGCAAGCCATGAGTAAATCTAACGAAGCTGCATAACAATTTAAGGGCCCAGTATGTCTCAGATAGAATTAAGTAGCATAATCACTGAAGCCGCCAGCGATAAAGGTGCGCTAAACGTCTTAATGGATGCCATTAAAGGGTATCTTAAAGAGGAGTATAGCGCAGGGCGGATTAACCAAAAAGATTATGCTGAGGTATATCTGGGTTCTTTAAATTCAGCAATGGATAAAGCAATTCAATTTGCGTTAACCAAAGATAAGCTAACTGCAGAGTTAGAATTGCTGCAAGTTCAGAAAGACATTGCTCTGATTGAAAAAATTAAATCTACGTCTGAGAACGCGTTAATACAAGCTCAACTTACTAAGACTCAAGAAGAAGAGGCGCTAGTAAAAGCCAATGCACTTCAAATTGCTGCACAAACTACTCTGACTGGGCAGCAAACTCTTAAAGTCGTTGAAGACACCAAAGTAGCTAAAAACCAAGCTACTCAGGTTTCCATACAGACCGTAGATGAATCTGCGCTAGCTAAGGCACAGACGAGTTTAACCACTAACCAAGCGGCTAAAGTCCTTGAAGATACTAAATTAACAGAAAAACAAATTACTCAGATTGCTACACAAACTGCTGATGAGTCAGCTTTATCCCAAGCACAAAAAACTTTAACTGGTAACCAGGCCCTTAAAGTTGTTGAGGATACTGAAGCAGTCAAAGCGCAGAAGACGTTAACTGACAAACAAGCTCTTGCGGTGGTTGCCGAAACTGCAGCGACAGAGAAACAAAAAGACAAAATTGTACAAGATACGGCTTTAGCCAAAGAACAAACAGCACGCACTAAACAACAAACTGCAGATGAAAAGAGTCTAACAACAGAGCAAGTGCTCAAACTCAAGCAAGATGTGCTTGCGAGCGAAGAAGGCGCAAAACAGACTACTGCTCAGACGTCTTTAATTTCTCAGCAAAAAATAAATGCAGAAAGCGAAAAAGACGTTATTGTAGCTCAACAGAAAAAACTAACTGCTGAGACCAATTTGCTTGGTGCTCAAAAAGAGACTCAGGCGAAAGAAAAAGAGCTTTATATGTACAAGATTAATACCGAGAAAGCTAATACAGATCAGAGTGCTATTGGTGAAGAAAGTTTACTTGCGCATCAGCGCACTAAGATTAGTAATGAAGCCAGTTTACTCTCGCAAAAACAGGCTACAGAACAAGCGCAGATACTATCTACGGGTGTAGATACTGATTCTATTATAGGTAAACAGAAGGCGCTTTATGGTGCTCAGACAGAAGGGTTTGCACGAAACTCGGAACAGAAAGCAGCCAAAGTATTCGGTGATATTTATAACATAGCCCAAACTCAGGGATTGGTAACGGAAGCGCCAACTGAAGTAGGGAATAAGCAGATGAATGATATTTTCAAGAGACTAAGGGATAACGCCGGAAAAATTAATTAAGCTATGAGCATATTAGATCCTCTAACTGATCTAATCACGGACGCTTGGAATTTTGTCAGTGACGTGGTCGAAGATATTGTCTCTGGCATATTACACGAGTTAAACGATGCGTTAGACAGTGCATTACGGGGTATCGGTGATATTACCGGCTGGCAAACGGAGCGTATCCTTAAAACTGACGTATCTATTACCTACCTCCAGCCAGAGATCGTTCAAGAAAATAAAGTATTACGAAGTGTGCTCACCGGGGAATCTTTAGCCGATTTACTCCTTGGTTTAGATACCGCCTCGCAGATTACATCTTATCAGAACGCGTTAAACCGTTTTAGGTCTTCCGGTCAAGTGGGTACAATTTTGCGTGGTACCCACTTCGGAGCGCAAAGAACTGTAACTGAAGATGCAGTCATTAATGCCCTAGAAGACGTACTGGCGCCTGCCGGTCGTGCCGATCTGGGCGCTATAGGGGAGGCTGCCAGCAACTCATTTTGGTATAACTACTTTACCCAGGCGAAACTACCTTCGGCTTCTGTTTCTAGGGGGCTGCACACTGACAAAACGCCGAATGTCCTCCCTACTCCTTCATATTTTTATGATACAACGACTACCTACGTTGATGCACAATCACTCTGGATAGACGGAGTGGAGCAACAAAAACATATCGGCAGAGATAGCAACGGTAATTTAATAGCGGAAGACTATACAGGACTGGCTTGGACCGCTGAAGAAGAGAACGGGCCTTACAAATACTATGGTGAGGTGCTTCAAAGACAGAAGAGGGAAACGCAGGTCACCCTTAAACAGGGCACAAAGTATCTCCCTATAGGTATGGCTATTTTCTGGGATACCGCAGCGCAACTGCAATCACGATTTGAGTGGAACATGTTTCAACGCGATATGGAGGATGGTACGTATGTCTATGGCCCTTATGAAATTTCCAGACCGAAATACATGTCACTGTACTTTGACCCCTGCACATTCCAACGCGGCTCCATTGAAAATTCTACGCACACCTTATACAGTTTTTCTTGGATTAGTCCTTATCCGGGCAAGTACACACATAACCACGAGTATGCCGCCTGGGCAGCAACCCTAATACGGGTGGATTTTACTCTCCCGCAGCCCGAACCCTCTTATTACGTAAACTGGATTAAAAGAGGGCCATGGGCCGAATCTTATGTACGGTATTCTTATGTGAACAAAACCATTGTTGGGTTAAAAGAATCACAAATCAAAACACAAACTAGTACGTATAAGCTGGAAGGTGAGGGGTACCCTGTTGTGGTACTTCGTAAAGACAAGCAGTGGGTTACTGGAACAGACAAACAGAATGCCGTCAGAGCGTTAACTGCACTAGGTGGCTCTTTCGACAGTATACAGGAGTCAATTAGCGAAAATCCCCAAGGTGTCGCTGACCTTGATGCAGTCTTCGCTACTTTTGCAATAGACCTAGACGCGCACTCTATTTACCGCGATTCAAGTATTCGTGGTAAATACGCATGGGAATTTTTTACAACGCTTTACCATACTCAGGTTAGCGGCACCTCACATACTATTACGCAAGAGGAGGGGGATTTTAACCACATATTCAGTTGCGATACGATCACCCCATACCGCTCACTGAATGTACTTAGTGTTGGGAATGCCCCTAAATACACTTTTTATCTGGGAGAAGCTTACAATATAGAGCATGGGCGGCACTGGTATGGGTACATGGAAAAACAGGTAGGCCGAAAGCTTGAGGGGTATTTAATTAAAAATATAATGACCCTGAGCAAAGTCAGGGAGGTGACCAATTTAAGGTTTCCCTTTAACTACTACTCATACGATTCTACTGATCTACCTGGGGATGTAGTCACCCGATTTGGTCTGTTGATGCGCCTAAAGAGCAAAGGCGCTACTACGTGGAATTGGGATATACCTCAGGATCATGGCGACTATCTAGTAGGTCCTCGCATGAGCAGCAATTACACTACAGGAGCCTGGAGGGGTGACCTTGAAGGCGTTCTTTCCGCTGCTCAAGGACGACTCCCTAGAGAACATAACCCTCCTATGAACGCGCCCGGTAAAGCTGGTTTCTGGATACCTATTATTGATAGCGTGCTGGAGCAGTTGCCTTATACAGAGCGTGATGAATTGATCCGCGAATCACTGAGCATACACTTCTACCTCGCACAGCAGACTACCCTTGAATGGTACACAAATAAACAGTTCCAAGGTATTCTCTTTGTCGTAGGAACCGCGCTGACTTTCAACCCAGTTGGAGCAGTGGCTATACAAAGTTTTACTCAATTAGTACTTGCAGCGCTTAAAGAAGTACTAATTACGTACATTATGAAAGAGGCGATTGAATATTTAGCAGAAGAACTGGGTGTAGACACAGTCTTGATTCTGTTAGCACTCACCAGTGCTTACGGCGCACTTACCAGGTCTGTCGACAGCCTGAAGGCTATGCCCTTTGCTAAAGATGCTCTGGCGATAGCTACCGCAGGTATTGATGCCATTAATGATATCATGATAGATACCGGTAGAGACCTACAAAAAGAACTAGAAGAGCTGCTAGAAGACTCTGATGCCGTCATGGAAAAAATTAAGCGAGCAGAAGAGTTGCTGGAGACCACTGACTTCAACCCGTTATACCTAAATCGACGTAGTAGCTACTTTGACAGCCAAATGTCGCCAGAAACCTTCTATGACGTCAGTATTCACCAGACCAACCCCGGCGTTACCACGCTATCTTTTGCTGAAACTTACCACGATACAGCTTTGACACTGCCTGAACCGGACTACCCCGCTGTAAATATCTCAGATAAATTATACAAAGTGTAGGACACTCCTTCTAACGCTTACTTGAGGTACCACTATGTCAACTACATACGACTCTACGGGGCTTTCTGCCCGCAGATTAGAGAGTCTGAAATCCCTTGGCCAAGATCCCAGAGCTCCTTCAGGAGTGGGGCTACAAAAACGCTTTAATCTAAATACAGGTATATGGGAAAGCTCAGATTTTGGCCTCGGAAAGACCTTTAACTTGAATACTGGTGGGTTTGAAAACCCAGACCTTGGCTTTTCAAAGCAGCTTAACTTTGACACAAATCAATTTGAAAACTCCGATCTTGGTTTGGGCAATTTTAACTTAGAAACGGGAGAGTGGGGGGTAGATGCGGCCAAACGCAAACCTTCTTTATTCGATTCTCCAGATACAAAAAACCAATTTGATTGGGGTTTATTGGCTTCTGGCCTTCAGGCGGGTGCGGGGCTGTTTTCGGCTTACAATGGCATGCAGGGCAATAAAATAGCACGGGACGAGCTAGATTTTATGAAAGGACTGACTCAAGCTAATTTGGCAAACTCTGCCAAAACTACCAATGCTGAAATAGAACGGCGGCATACTTATGGTCGAAGTTTACTGACTGATGAACAAAGAGCTAATTCATTGACTACGGCAGATCACTTAGCAAAATATGGCGTACAAGGCACTATTTAAGGAATACGTATGAGCGCGATCACTTGGAAAAATGTAAATGCTGTTAGTTCAGATACTGCTAACGATCTGCTAGTTAGTAGCAACGCTCAGACGGCTTTAGGTTTGCAAAGTCTAACTGATTTGGCTAGCTCTAAAGACACAGAGCAACAGCAAGAAAATACTGATCAGTTAAAAAACTTCATTGCTAATCAGACTTTAGATACTGTCGGTACCGATGCTACCCGTGCAGGGCTTGAGCAGCTAACGCAGGGAAAGAATAACAACTTTGATCAGTCTGTATACCGTGATGGTTTAGATAAGCATGAGACTGCTTTGCAGTCGGCTTTTACAGCTGACAATGCCTTTAATGAAACACAGCAAGGTATTCTCCGTAAACCTTATGAAGAGCAGTTTAAATCTATAGTCGCATCTGAAGGTTTGGATAAAGGCCTTAATTACCTGAACGGCAATAAAGAGCATTTTGGGGGTAAAGTTGCCGATATGCAGAAATGGGGCAATGATCACCAAGCCAGTACTCATGCTGCTGAAGTGGCCGGATTGTCCAGAGATTACGGTACTTATGCCGAAGAGGCTAAAGCCCTTTATCAAAAGGGTGACTACCCCGGCGGCGACGCTTTAGTAGAAAAGTACGGTGATGAATTTAGTAAAATGGGCCAAACCTCAATTTTAGCCGCGCATAGGGAAGCGCAACAAGATAAAGATCAAACAGATAAGAAAAATGCGGCCGAAACCAATAACACGCTACGAAGAGAGGCCCAAACACTGGTCGATTCTCAGACAAAGCATTTGGGTAATGCAGCGATAAATCACGCATCAGGTGAAAAAGCTGCTCACAATCAACGTAGTAATGCCACTTTAAGCACAGTTATTAGTGGCTCTAAAATTTTATCAAATAAAGGCATTTCTTTTAATAATGGGTCATGGACAGGACTGGACGAGCTACTTACAGACAAAACACCTGTAGGCATGCTCAAAGCGCAGCAAGTTGTAAAAGAACTGAACACTATAATGAGTGAAACTGAGTTTTCGTCATTGTCGGAAGTTGAAAAAACCCTTATGTCGCCTGTTTTGTCAACAATTGGGCCAGAGGGGCATGAAGACATTAGGCCCAACTCTACAGAGGTATCGGAAATTAAAAACGCGGTTAGGGGCACACTCATCCAAGATGGTAACGTGTATGCCACCAGAGAATATAATCGAAACTTGACACAGCTGGATAGAGATTATGTTAGTTACAAAAACAATACCTATTTTACGCCAAGAAACTCCAATGAGAGTAACCAAGCCGTTATAAACAGAACCTACACGGAGTTAATGGAAAAAGGCGCAAAGCGCAATGACAGTAATGATTTGTGGGAAGCAACGGGCAATGATGCGATGTTTTACAGAGAGATGGGCAGCCCTAAAGCGCGTAAAGAGTACGATACCCTCAGTGCGCAGGCTTTAGGGCAGGGAATCCCCATCACTTTCAAAAATACTAACGGCGACACCGTAACGGAACACATAGCGTTTAGAGAAGAGCATCTTGACAGAGCAATGAATCTCGTACACTCGGATTACTTTAATAAAAATATCAGTATTACTGACGCATTTGAAAAAGTAGCTGAGGACATTGCTCCCAGTTATCGTAAGTATTTAGAGTACCAAACGGACTTACGCGCTATAGAAGACCACGCGATGCTAAATCAAAGTGCTGGTAGAGGTCAACTTGGAATGGCTATTACGTCCTTAAATACGCATATAGCGGCAGGTAAGATGAAGCCGGTGGTTACGACTGGAGAGCCTCAGCCCGACGCTTCGCCTGGCAAACAACACTGGGGCAACCATTATTGGGGGCGTAATCCGCCTCGTCCCTAACTGGACTTTATTCCTTTCTTTTAGGTAGTGATTTTTACCGTTTAGGGTAAGGCCGTTAAAGGCTTCTTTCAGCAAAAATCTCAGAAAAGTAAACCCACTCTCGATAGGGTAGGTTTACTTTTACCGCAATGGCTGAGATTAATGGCAAACGACGACTATTCTGAAATTACCCCTTTTGACCCTAATTTTAATAATAAATTGGCTTTACGTGCAGCCATTAGCAAAGGCAGGCTAGCCGCAAAATCCCAACGCAAAAAGGAAATGTTGGATCATATTGCACGCCGTAAAAGAGACCCTAGCTACCAAATGGGAGATACCTTAGCAAGCCTAGGGGCGGGCTTTAGTGCGATTTTAGAGGGAGCAGGTACCATTCAGGGCGCAGTAACCGGCGATATGGATAACTGGTTGCGCAATACCGGCCAAGAAAATAGAGAATGGTACAACGAGAGAAAAGGCCTGCTTACTCCTTTTTGGGAAGGTAGGCGGGCAGAAGATATTCGTAATGCCGACGGCACCTTAGGTAAAGCGAATGCTGCAATATGGGCAACAATAGATAACCCCCGACTATTCTCCAATTTCATCGTTGAACAACTCCCCAATCTAGCTGCAGGCGGTGCTATCGGTAAAGGTGTTGGAGCCGCGGCAAAAGGCGTTAATGCTTTACGTGGTGTTACCAGTGCTACAGCAGCGGCTACTGCCGCTGGTCGTGGTGGTGCAATTGGTTCATCCGCGCTACACGGTGCCGATGTCGCCAGTGGTACGTATGACAGCCTGATAGGCCTAGGCGACGATGTTTGGGACGCTAATCCTGAGTTTCGTAAGCTCGCCCAAGTTGTAGGGCGCGAAGAAGCCAAGAAACAGATTGCCACTAATAGAACGCGTGCTGCTTTAGCTACGGCTACCTTAGCTAGCCTGGTTACCCAGAAAGTTGTACCCGGCGGCGATGTCTTAGAGAAGACCTTAGCAGGTGCTGGCAAGAAATCCGGTATGGGTGTTATCGGCAGTACAGTAGTCGGCGGTGCAGCTGAAGGTGCCCAAGAGGTACTTGAAGAGGGTACGGGTAATGTTATCGGTAACGTCGCTGTTCAGTCTGTAGACGAGTCCCAAGAGCTTACTGAAGGCTTAGGTGAGTCTATTGGTCTTGGCTTATTAGGCGGTGCAACCACCGGTGGTGGTATAGGTGTTATGAAGGGCGTAGCTAATGAGCTTGCCGATGCAGCTCAAGACGGCCCTGCTGCTGAGCAAGTGGTTAGTCCTGATCTTAATACCGAAAAAAGCCGCGAGAATATTGTTAGCGCCATTACTACGGGCGACGAGTCTCCCTTACTAAACCCAGAAGATAAAGAATCCTACAGCCCCATTCACGCCATGCAGGCTAATGACGTTATCAGTACCGATCGTGAGCGTCGTTTAGCTGAAGGTGAAGAAGCTCCCCGTTCTGCTGAAGATATCCGTGCACGTTCCAATCGCATTCTTAAAGCCCAAGAAGAACATATTGCTTCTTTGGAGAACAGTCTCGCCGAGGAAACCGATGAAGCAGCGAAAGCCACATTAAAGCGTGACTTAGGCATAGCCAATAACGCACTAAAAGCTACCCGTTCTAGTGCTGAAGTGATTAACAATCGTTTAGCAAAAGAAGCCGCACCGGCACCTGAAGAAAAGGAGACAATGCTTGAAAAGATTGAAACGGCAGAATCAGCAGAAGAGGTTACGGAAGAGAAGGAACGTGTACTTAAACTGGCGATGCGCACCCCCGACGAGTTTTCCGACGAAGACCTCTCCCGTTTAGGTCAATCACAAGTATTAGCACAAGAAGAGCGTGATTATGTAGGTGCCGTTCAACAAACCCGTAAAGACCTTGAAAAGGTTAAGCAAGCTAATAACGCCAATAAGACGCTAAAACAAGTTAATAGCGAAGTGCTCAATGGTGGGGAAGGCTTTAAAGGTGTTTCACAGTATGTCCAAGATGCTTCTATTGCGCTGTCTGACGGTGACACAGCTACAGCAGAAACCGAATTAGAGAAGTTACGCGCTTTTTACGTTAACCGCGATAAGAAGTTAGCAGCCGTATCTGAGGCGCAAAACCTAGTTGAATCTACGGGTAAACCCCAGTTTGTAAAAATGGATTCGGCCACGAAAGAATGGAGTATCAGCGATAAAATTCCTAAAGGGAAAGATCATGGCGGTTGGGTTGCGTACAAGTCTGACAAGGGCAAAGCAGCCACTCAGAAAATGGTTGATGTGTTATCTACAGAAAAAGCTGTGCTTACTTCTGCGGGTAAGCAAGTCGGTAGTGCTATTGGTTTAGTCAAGGGCACTCAACCAACGACACAAAGCACCCCTGAAGTTACACCTACTGAAACTGCCGCTACTACTCCAACCGCTTCGGCAGAGCCGACGGTTGAAGCAGCACCGCAGGTGCAGGCGGAAACCGTAGAGGCGCCATCAGAGATAGTAATCCCTGAAGCTGTAAAAGGCGGACTTAACACCCCTGAACTGGTCGCTCAATATAACGCTAGAAATACTAAAATTGCCGAAGTTAATAAAGGAAAAGTTGTTACATTAAATTACGGCGGTAGAAACCCTCTAGACTTTAAAGCCACATTCACCGGTAAAGTGGAGCAGGTAGGCGGAAGTCCTTCTGCCCCTATCACGCAATTACAGTTCAAAACCAATACAGGCAAAATAGTAACTGCGGTTGAAGCAGACATTGTTAGCGGAGATTATATTAATAAGTCTTCAGAGGCAGTTGCCGATGTTGCGACTCCTACCCAGGAAACCAATACATCTTCGTTACAGGAAAGAGCACAAAAATCTAAAGACACTCCAGCACCAAAGTCTAGTGAGCCGAATAAGGCTGCTCAATCGGCTCAGCCTGCCGCAGAAAAAAGTACAGAACCGGCTAAGTTGGCGCAGAAAAGTGTGACAGCCCCGACTACCTCCTCTAAAGAGGCCAAGGAAATCGCAAAGGGTTTTACCGATGAAGCCTTGGCTAAACTGAGAGGCGCATATACAAAGATAAACGAGGAGTACAAAGCCCTGTTGGACCGGTTTACGGAACTAAGTGCGCGATCAATGGATGTGGGAACCACTGCTAACGAAGCATTAGCGGATGCTCGGGAGATGGCACGGGACAGCGAGAGATTAAGTACACTGGGTAGGCAAGTAGACAGCATGCGTATTGCTGTAGGTACAAATAATGACGACGTTATTGACATATACAATAGACTTTTAAATAAGGCTTTGAGTGAAGAGGAGGAGGCCGCTAGGGACTTTCCTGTTACACAAAAAGAGTTTGATAATAGAGTAGAGCATGAAAAACGTATTAAGGTTATAACTGAACAGGATTTGTTTTCCGTAGTTGACCCTGCAGAAGGCAAAAAGAAAATAGCTGGGTTAGTCAAAACATGGATGAGGCGCCAAGCCAAGTTTACGCTGGATTCTTATATGCCATCCCCTCGTGCTGCATACGAAGCCAAACAGCTGATGGATATTTGGGGCGTAGATTTCCCTTCAGAATTCTCTGAAGCGGAAGAGGCGTTTAATGCTGCAGTTAACTATCAGATAGAATTAATTGATATGGCCAAAGTGGCCTATGACAAAGCAACAGCGGAAAGCTCTAAACGCACGACGTTAGAGGAACAAATTTGGTTAGTAGAGCAGAGTGACCCTAAGTTTCGCACCAGCACAGTAGGGGATTGGGTAAGCACCAAGGCCCCTGCACCCAACCCGCCACAACAGGCGGATAAACCCGCTGAGAAGCCTAAAGCGCCAGTTGAGTCGCAAGCAGTCCCAGTCAGTACGCCAAATACCTCTAGTCAACCTACTCAAGAAAATACTGTTGCAGAGTCTAGTACACTTGAGCAAGCCCCAGTAACAACTGAAACCGTTGTATCTGCTGATTCGCCTATTGAATCGGCTGAAAACCAAACTACAGACTCATCTGTAGAAGAGCAGGTCGAAACGTCACCTAAGCGTTCAGGGACCATTCCACAAGAAGACTTTAAGGCGGCCAATCTGGTTAAAGAGTATTTTGTGCGTAAGAAAGGTAGTCTAACCAGTAAAGCGCTAAACCCGCTTACGGCCGTCAAAAATTTTATTACATCTCTTTTTACGCCTGAAGGTGATGTAGATGTAAACCGACTAGGCGATTTTCTGGTTTCCGATGAGAATGGCACACCCCAGCAAGGCGATGCTTTTTTTACCTTCTTACGTTTTCACGAAGAGTTTAAGAAGGCCTTTAAGCAGAGTATAGAGCAGGGTAAGAAAAGCGACCTATACCGCTATGAAGATGTAGCTAAATTTTTAATTGACGAAACTACAGGCGAAGTGAGTGAAAACGACATTACTGCTATGGCTTTAGCTGCCTTTACTTACTTGGGTGAAAACGGTAGTACGATGGAACTACATGCCCGCAAACAAGTTAAAAAGATGTTAAACATAGATAAGGAAGGCCATCTTCCTAACTCCATTTACGAAGAGCTTAAAAATATAGGTACGAGGAGTAACCAAGTTGTTCCTGATTTGGGTAAGCGTGCTGCACAAGCAGCAGGACTTAAAGCGCATCGAGGGGCACCAGAGGATACTCAAGTAAAATTAGAGCTGAGCCTGGGCCAGCATATCTTAGCAGTGCTTACGCATAGCGATATTGTAGTAGAGAAACAGCACAATACAGTTTCTTTGGCTTTTCCTCTTAACGAAGAAAATAAAAAGAAACTTTTGGGAGCTAATACGTCTGTACTAAAACAACCTCAGAATTTTGTTTCAGTTAACCCAGACAGCGACTGGTTACAAACCATAGTATCTAGTAGTAAAGGCAGTCAAAGTTTCCTCAATAAACTTTTCTTCATAGAAAGTGGAGATACTCCTCCAGCTGATGTAGCTGCAGATTTCGTACAAAAAATTGTTAAAAACGGCGTAACCCGTATACCAGCCAAACAGGCTGAAGCTTACGATAAGTATGGTAAAGAGGCTTGGGCGCCTCGTGTTGATATGGCACAAATTTCTAATGTGCTTGACCGATCTACAGTAGATGCAGTTGCAGGCATTGTTCGTCCTACCGAAGACAAGCCTGCGCTCCGTCGTAATGTAAATTCTATAGAAGCACGCAACAGAGGTATTGAAAGAGGCATCGATAACTTTTGGGGATGGTACAGTCCTGAAGAAGACCAAGAGTTTTATTTAACCCCCGTTGTAACCAAGCAACAACGCACTAACAATAAGTCTAACGTGTTAAATCCACAAACGGATAAATACGTTCGTCACATGGTCACCAAAAAAGAGTGGCTTACGGAGGTGGATGTAGTAAATCCTTCTAGCAAAAGCCAACGATTATTTAAGGTAGCTGTAGCTCAAGGTATGGGCATCGACACAGACACCCGTTATCAGCTAGACGTTATTCGTGAGTTAGAAGAAATGACGTTTACTCCCGAATTCAGAGCAGCGATTGATGCGATTATTGCTGGCTTTGATGCGGGCTTAGATGAAAATGGCGTACAAAAGAAATTAAACCAAGCACAGCAGGAAGCTATTGCCACTATGGTAGAAATTGGGGGTGCTCGGCAGCATACCCTAGATGCCTTGGTTACTTATGCACGCTTTGAAAATACTCAAGAAAGGCAGCAGTTCTTTACTGACATCATGTATGAAATTGATGGGGTGAATAACGGGCCTGCCTTGGCCCAAGTAGGGCTTGGTGCGGTAACTATCGAACAAGCAGAGGCTTTTGGATTTTTTGGTGACGGCAACGATAGCAGTATTGCTGACCGTAAAGCTCAAAATAAGAAAGACCTGTATGAGCAAGTAGCAGAAAGCATGGTAAACAATACCGGGCTTCTTGCTGTTGAAGAATCTCAGAGAGCGCATGCAGTTCTCTCTATTGTCGGCTCTGACCCAAAATCCACCAGAAGTTTTGTTAAGCAGCCTTTAACTGCACTTATTTTTGGTTCTGGTTTAAACAAAGCAATTAACAGCATGGGAGCGTCTTTTCTAGAAACATTTTATGACAAGTACGAGAAAGCGTTGCAAGAAGGTAACTATGCTACTGCAGAAAGCCTGATTAACAACCTCAATAAGGTGGCAGATCCTAGCGGAAAAACCCAGCTTGTACGAGTACCAAGAAATCCGTGGAATCTTGATTTATCGTCAACCGAAGAAGCAGCCATACTTAAAGCGTTTAGCAATTCTATAGGCGTTGCGATGAAAGATACTTTAAATAATCGTTTTGAATCGTTTCTTAGCACCCGTAATACGTTAAACCAAGTGGCGCAAGCTGCTTGGGCACGCTATAACGCCGCTTATGAATTTCTGGTTAAGGATTTTTATAAAAAGGGTATTAAAGATGGAAGCATCCCTTCTAAAAAATACCATAAAGAAAAGTCTGCTCCTAAGATAGACGTAGCCCTACAAGCATTGCCTCCAGAAACGGTAAAAAGAATCGAAGATATTTTGAGCCCGCTTCAACCTACCATGCATACGCCATTATCTCGGTTATCCGGAGATATTTCAGCTGGGATCTATCTAGGTAAACATGCATATACTACCGCTGTAGGGACAGAAGCTGAGCACGCTTATGCCTCCGCAGCTGTTCCAGGTGTACCAGGAAAATTAATTAAAGTGGGCCAACAGTCACCTACCAGTAAAAAATACTATACCACGACAGGTAAACGTATAGCGTTAACTGAGCCTGGGGCAGGGCCTGTTATCGGCGCAACCCACGCCACAGAAAGTGCCATTATGACACTAACTGTAGCAGAGCAACCGGTACTTAACGTACATGATGCGGCAGGCACCGGTGTTGGCCAAATGGTAGACACTGCTACCACTCTTAATCGAAACACTTTTAGGATGCTAGCAGGCTACTCGCTCCCAATGGAAATGACGAGCGCACTTAATCGTTCTTTTTTGGCTGGAGATAAACTGAGCGGACAGTACGAAGGGTTAAGTGAAGCAATTAATAGCGCGACTATAAAAGTATGGGAATTCAATCCAAATACTTTTAAATTCAAAGAAGCTAACGTACCCATCACTAAAGAAATGGAGGGAGCATGGACCAAAGAAGCGGCGGAGGCAACTGTGTCTAAGTTAAAGTTTCTTCAAGAGGTCACAGTAGTAGATCAGTATGCGTTTCCCCCCATCGATAAAAACGGTGAAGGTGCCGGTAGCTATGTTGTTACGGAGCAAGACAAGAAAAACTTAGCGGCGGAACAAAAACGCATCGAAGGGTTTCTTGAAACGCGCTTTGTTGAGAATACCAATAGTGATGCACTGGCTGCAGTACCACCTATCGCTGATAAAGACGACGCAACAGAATCTACGCCTGTACCTACTCGAGTTACGCCTGAGCAAGCCGAAACTAATACTGAGTGGGGTAGAGTGGGTACACCGGGTGTACCGTCTGACCCTGACTTAGTGAAACTGGTAGAAACCATAGCACAACGCAAAGGCAACGCAAAACAGTTAGCTAGACAGGCCGCAAAACAGGTAGGCAAAACCAACGCGTACTTAGGCAAGTTATTACAAACTTTAAGCACGCATGTTAGCGAGCAAATTCCCGTCAAATACATTACTCCGCAGTCTGAGTTTAACTCTCGGGATAAAGGCCTTAAAACTGCCCGTGGGTGGTACTCAATAGATCCTGGTGGGGATTCCGTAAACATCAAAAGCCCTGACTTTGTACACTCAGGTATTACTGGGGAACTGCTGGCTCATGAACTGACACACGCTGCCGTGGCTCACACTATTGCTGACTGGGAAGAAGGGAAAAAACTCTCTCCAGAAAACAAGGCAATCATCGATGACCTTAATGGTTTATATAATATTGTTAAAGACGGCACCCAAAACGGCGAGTTCAAAGAAGCCTTAAAAGATCTTCACGAGTTCATTAGTTGGGGCATGACCAATCCTGCCTTCCAGAAACACATGGCGGGTATTCAAGTAGAAGGGCAGATTGTCGAAAATACGACCGGGCGTTTCCAAGAAATGGCCACGGCCTTAAAACGCTTTGTGAAATTGTTAGTGGATCTGGTTTTACCGAATACGAAAAAGAATGCTGAAACAAGAACAGCTTTGGAACTAACCATACACAATACTTTTCAACTGCTGGGCCAGAGCGCTCGCCCGGAGGGCAAGGCGCAAAAGGCCCGCAGGTTTAAAATGGAATCAAACGACGCAAGAACTTTTACTTCAGCACAAGTATTGGATGCGTTGGGCAAAACCCAAGCTACCCCGCATAGCGCAAAACGGGTGGAACAGCTGCAGGGTATCCTGTCTAGCGTGGTTTATGCCGTATACGGTGCCGAAGGTCCCATTAAGGCCGAGATAGCAAATAACTCTCCAGCGACCGCAGAGGAAGTGTATCTTCACGCTAAAGCCACAGGGCATACACCCTTTAGTTCACTGGTTTCAGCGAGGTTACAGTTATCGCATCAAGAAGAGTTTGTACTGGAATCGTTAGAGATTGCTATTCGAGGCTCGTTACAGAACTCAGCAGTTCGCCGTAAAGAGCTAATGTCGATTTATGACCAGGCTAGAAAAAACCCAGATATAAAAGCAAAGCTAAGCAAAGACGAATATGCCGCTATTTTCTCGACAACAGGCGCTAAGGGCAATTCTGCTGATTACTTGAGCCGCTTTGCTGCAGCTGCAATGGTGTATTCACCTCTGACGCAAATACTCAATGATCAGAAGAAAGCCATTGATAGTCGTACACGTAGAGGCATGAATTTAGCTGAGTCGCTTAAGCTTTTTATCGACAAAATGGTGGCTTACCTCAACCGCTTAATGACGCGTACCTACGCAGGTGAATCTGCCAGCGTGAGTATTATTCGGATGGTCACTGATTTGGCTACTGCGGAAAACCGCCGTAAATCGGCCATTTATTCGAGTCGCAGCCCTATTAGTGACTTAGCCGATGCGACTGGCGAAAAACTAGCCACAGCCGTCCGTGAAGGCATTAAGAAAACGACTGAATCAGCTTTTTTTACTAAGTCTGGTTCTACCCTTGTCCAAACAGCCGGTATGGCAGTTAACATTGTAGCCTCTGAACAGGTGGAAGATTTTGTTAAGGCGTTGGATAAAGTACGCAACCGCATGGTTACTGGGCGACTAGGGATAGGCATGGATTTAGTCAACGAAGCCAAAGGCGAGACAGAAGAAAACTCTTGGCGCTATCAACTGCTTAATGCCGCCGATGCAGCGCAGAGAAGTGTGATGAAGACACTGGATAATACTGCTACTTTGGTAAAGAACCGCTTCCTCCGAAAAATGTCTGAGCAAGAATCGTCCAGCCTTACCGATGTGTTTGTTCGTACAGATGCTCAAGCGTTATTGGGCTTGTATGACTTAAGCCAGATAGAGCAGATGCTTACAGACCCTGCATTATTGGAGAAAGAAATTCTCAACACCGTTAATGCGTTCAAGGGCGTCGCAGGTAACAGAGATATTGATTATTATTTGACCTCTGCTAAAGCTCTTGCCTATCACATGGCGACAAATAAGGTCATTGTGCCTAGTCTAATGATGAATACCCACAATATAGCCTTCAAAGCCAACACAAAGAGCAAATTAAGCCGTTCTCGGGCTGTTTATGGCGATTCGGTTGCTACCGCCTTAGAACCTTTAATTAGCCTGTACGCGCTTAAATATACGCCTATGCCGGTCCGGCAAATAGGCTCTCAAATTTTGCGGGACGAAATAAACCGCGAAGACAAAGGCAACGGGGTTGAGTTGTTGTTATTACTCCACCGTGAGATGCAAGTATCTGCCAAGAAACACCTGTTTGACGGTAACCCAGTTAGCATGATTAAGGGCTATATCAAGGACATCAATGATCCTTATATCGATGTAATTGGCGAAGATGCCGCCAAACATGATTACATGATCGATAGTGGCTATGAAATGGTAGGCAAACTGGATAAAGCCGCTAACGACTTTACTTTGGAAAACCGTAATTTATACCGTATAAAAGATAGGGCGCTTGCTGAAACCGTTAGCGGGTCTCTTTCTACTGCCGCCAAGAAAAGCCGGGGGCACGCTTTGAACAGCGGCAGCCAGGTTAACATAGTCGATGGTGAGGTTAATCCCTTCGCCAAGATAATGAACAAGAAATCTACGGATAAGATCGATGCCGGGATTGCTGCTATGTTTAAAAATGGGGAAGCTTTTGACCCAACTAAAGTCAAAGAAACTTATACTGTTCCGATTATTGATCACAAAGGCGATGCCGTTAATTACCGCTATATGATGTCGTTAGACACTAAGCGTGCTTTGTTGAACCCTACCAACCAAGTAGACAAGATAATGGGCACTATAGCCGCTAGTACACTCAATAAGGTACAGACGCCGATAACTAACAAAAGGGGTATCGATGCAATTTACGAAGAGTATCAGCAAAAGTTTGCTAAAGAACCTAACGCATTTATACAATTCGGCCCTGAATCTCCCGATCCAGAGATTAGAGATCGCTATAACACGCTCCCAGATGAAGCCAAGGCGTATATTCGTCAGAAGTTTGGTACGGATACGATTCGTATTCATAATCAGTCATACAGTATGATGTTTGGGTATCGCAAGTTCACGCTCGCGTCATTGTTTGACACTATTCCTGAAGAACGGGACTTGATGACTAAGTTATTTGTAGGCTTGGCTGAAAATCTAATCCCTACAATACGTAACGGCAAAGTTGTTCCGTTAGGTAAGCAGGCAGCTCTTCGGATGTCACAAGGCGGAGCCATGTGGGATGAAGCAGTCAAAATCATTAAAGATGCCCTGGTAATTAAGACTGGGTTTACTTTAATGGGGAATGAGTTATCTAACGCCTCAGTGTTAATGTTGGTGGGCGCACCAGTAAATTATATTGCAAAGAAAAAAGTTGAAGCCTATGGTTTTACGATGGATTACCTCGAACATGAGAGAGAGCTTTTTCATCTCAATCAGCAATTAGCTATTGGTACAAATACAGTGCTAGATATGGATAAAAAGCCTATTACTGCTGATGCTGCGCGTCAGCGTATAATTCAGCTTAATACGGAAATTGAAAATAGTCCCGTCAAAGATTTAATGGATGACGGTATGTACAGTACGCTAGTAGAGGATATCTCCCAAGAAGAAGACCCGTATTCTTACAGCAGTAAGTTAGCCCGATGGTCAGATGAGAAGACTGCGAAGTTGCCGCCTTGGGTTAAGTCTGGGGCTAAGCGCTTGTTTTTAACTCACGATACTACTTTGTATAAAGTAATGAACAAAGCCACTACTTTTAGTGATTTTACCTCACGTTATGTGATGTATGAGTACCTGACTAAAGAAGCTAAAAAGCCAATGTCTAAAGAAGCTGCATTGCGTGAAGCAAGAAAAGCATTTGTTTCGTATAACGTACCCACGCATAAGGGCATTCAGTACGCGAATGATAAAGGTTTGTTGTGGTTTACTAAGTACTACGTGAGGATTCAGACGGTAATCGTACAGCTCGTGAAACGTAACCCTGCTAGGGCTGTTGGCGTGCTGGCTTTAGGTGATTACGTCTTTAATGTTTCAGACATACTGGATTCATCTGTTGTGGACCATTGGCCAGTAAATGTGGGAAGTGGGGCGTTACAACTGCCTGAGGCAGTTGCTGAGATACTGCCAGTTAATGCTCTGACAGAGATATTAGGGATAGGTGAATAAGCCCCTTGCGGGGCTTTCTATGGCTTGTCTTTTTTATTGGGGAGCAAGTCAGCAATACAAGCTCCTATAAACAAAGCAACGAGCATGATAAAAGTAAATAGCGAGGTAATGATCCCCGATAGGGAAGTGATCAGCAGTGTTATTATTATTATTACTGCTGCCACTAAAAAGGCTACTGCGCCCCCTATCGTGATCAAAAGGCCTCGAAAATACCTATCCGCCGAAGATAGAAGATTTTTCAGAAACATCGCTGTCTCCTTCTTCAGTTAAAGAGGTATTACTGCTAAAGCCGCTATCGGCCGATATAGTTTCTGTTCCTCCTTCTACGAGAGCTACAGGGGAAGTTGCTTCTGCTGATGCGCTGGACGCCTGAGAAGCCCCCACATCAACTTCTGCGATAATACCATCGTCACCGCGCTTTGCTGTAAACGATACTGAGTTAATGGGCGCAGTGATGCCAAGCCCGCTAACGTACTGACGTACGGCGGCCTCAAGCTCTGCTTGCTTGATTATAATATGCATAAAAATTCCTTAATGTGTTGTCATTGCTATGAGTGATTGGAACTCTTGTAACTGGAGTCCCGCATGAATGGTGGCGATCGAGTCGGCTATGTGTTCTGCCTTTGCTGCGGTAACTAGTGTCTTGCCGTTTTTATTATATGTAGGCCAAGCAGCATTAGGGTACTTACTCGTTGCCCAGTCGATCATTGCTTGTTTTGAAGCTGTTTTAGGCAATCCTGTTGCTAACTTAACTTCGTTAGCGGTTAATTCATAAAAAGGTCTTCCGCTCGCCCGCATTGAACCCAGTACCCCTACGCAAACGGCATAGGAGACAGTTGCCCGTGAGGACTGGGAACCGTGAGGCACCTCTACAAAAAGTGCCTGCACTCCCATGGCAAGGGTAAAGGCTTTTTCGTATAAGGCTTGAGCGGAGACCAGGTCTTTACTGTTTTGTCTAATTTGTTTACCGGTAGGAACATTTGGGCAAATGACCCCTATATCCCCGATAGTAAGTGCCTTAGACTCTGTGCAGTAATTACCTATACAATAACCCCAATTTCTCAGGCTGGGGTCAAAACCTGCTACAGTAATATTCGCCATTAAGCGGCAAAGATCGATTTTTCAGGAGTAGGCGTTGCTGCTTTACCAAATGCTTTCGCACTAGTTGCTTTAGCGTCCTTAGAGGAAAAGTCGCGTACTTTGCCTTCCCACTTTGCTTTCCACGTATTGTAGAAAGTAGCGGTGTCAGCACCAGCTTTTAGCTCGGAAACAGTCATGTTGTCAGAAGCACGAAAGAACTTATCTACTTCGTTAAAAGTACGAGTTTCGCCCGTAACCAGATAGTTGCCTGAAGCTTCATCGTAAGCAGTTTTATCTTCAATTTTATTAAAGATGGCTGCTGTAATTGGCTTGTCTAGCAACTCAGCAATTACTGGAACCTTAGTTGGTTCTTCTGAACGGCTTTTGAAGTTCCAAAGCTTAATGACTTTTTCTTCGGTATCTAGTTCAGCTAAGTGCTTTTCAGCGGTTAACATTGCTAGGTGGTTTACCAGGGTATAGCCTTTGTGGTAACGGCGTTCACCTGCTTTGGTTTCGTAGTAATGCTTATTACCTTTAGCATTGCCGGAGTTAACTAGCATGTCTTCTACGCGGATTTCACGACCTTCTGCTGTTTTAAGTGTCATGCAGACATAGCGTGCACCGTTAGCGGTTGTGCGGGTATAGATCATGCTAATAGTTGTGTTATAAGTGTCTGAAGCAACGGGACCAAACTTACTTCCCCCACCTAAAACATCTTTTTCTTCTTGGATTGACGTATCGTCTTTTAACTTTGCAAATGCACCCATAATAGGCTCCTTATTGTTTATCGGCGCGATCTTGTGCTGCTTGATCGCTATAGTTAAGTCCGTCATAACGGACAGATAGTTTCTCGATATTGGCATCGAGAATATTTTTGCGGGTAAAACTTAAAGCATCACGGAAACCTTCCATGTAAAACTCTATGTCACCCAACTCTTCGATACAGTTGTCGATATCGAGGCGGTCACCTTCAACATATTTAACAACTGCATCGAGTAGTTCTGCTGCTTCGCCAGCTATGCCCACTGCCATGTGGAGGAGGTGAGCTTGTGTGCCTTCAATCTCTGCCTGCTTACGTCCGGTGTCTTGATTGTTTTGGCGATAAATAATGCGCTTTTTAACGCTATCTAAACTGTAACCAGCCAAGATTAGCTGCGCGCAATAACCAGTAAGCGTTTGAAGGTCCTTTTTTGTCATTTCACGCGCAATTTGGTCACCGGGCTTAACGAGCTTAGCGACCATTTCTGGATGGGTAATGCTCACGCTGCCTCCTGCTTTTTGCCTGTACGGTAATAGTCACGCAAACGCTGGAATACTTGCTCAAGGTCATTATCGATATACAGTTCCTTGCGGTCCCATAAACCAATAGCTGAGCGCATCTTCTCGCCTGCAGTTTCTTTTGTAACCCGCGTACAGAAGACGTATTTCAGCCCATCTTCACGCTCTTCGTCTGTGATGTGAAGAAGATCGTTGGCGTGCTCTTCCAGTTTACTGACAGGCATCTGCTTAGCAGCTAAGATGGTGGTGAAGTCTGCCTCCACGCCAGTTTTGCCTACTGAACCTTTTACAGGAACTTTAGACTCCATCTGGTGTGATTGCTCGTTTAGGAAGGACTCTTCATGTGCCAAAATGGCATAATCTTTAGTTCCGGATTTGATTGCATGAATAAACTCACGATAAAAGTTTCCGTAATCTCCCCATGCTTTTTGTCCATTAGTTGCGTTGGCGACATACTGGCGTTCATACATCGACATTAGAAACGTAATAGTATCTAATACTGCACCTTCAACTTTTTCCGCTGACTCAATCTGCTCGATATAACCCAGCACATCATTAGCGTCGGCTACCTCAATATTGCTAATAAAATTATCAGCAAACGGCAGTTCTTTTAAATCAGTATTCAGATAAATCATCTTGTCCTGATTCTTCATTTTCATCAGCGAAGCTGATTTGCCCATATTAGGCTTGCCCATAACTAGGACAATATTTTTATTACCAATGCTCATCAAAAAATCCTCTTGATGTATGTGTGTTCAAAGAGCGGCGATGGGCCGCCCTGATTAAAGTTATTGTTTAGCAATCGATTTACTTACCGTAATCATCACGGTAGATAACAATTCAGCATCTTCTAGTTTATCCGGGAGTTTATCGTTAAGCCCAGTCACTTTAGAAAGAATGGTTTCGTATGGAAGTCCTGCATCCACTAGGATCATCGCGTAGCGCAGTAACATATTGTTCCGGTTTCCGTCGCCTGTATTTGCGATAGTCCACCGCTCTAAATTATCCATACCTTGTTGGTCGATAATTGTTTGGCGGTAGGTTTCGTTTTTACTGGTTTTAGGAATAAACGGAAGCACATCCAGTAACTGCCCATCTTGGTATTCATAAGTACCATTATGCGACAGCCACTTACGTGAGCGCTGATTGGTTTTGTCATCTACTGCGAAAGGTAACCAGTCAAAAAGATTCTGCATAAAATCTTTATAATCGTTAGCGTCTAGTTCTAACTTATAGTTAGTGGGTAGAACGATACGGTAGCGGTTCTCTTCGTTAGTGTGCCGCTTAGTTGTGTAGAACAGCGCCTTATAGTCTTTCAGCAACATCATTGCAGTAGACATAGGGACACCATCATCAATGTCGAGCACTACTAGATTAAAGCCAGGTACCACTTTATCTTCGCAGCGATGCCCTTCATCAAACCCGTGACTGCACCAGTGCATACCAGCTGCTTGAGTTAACTGGTGCAACTGATCAAACTTAGCGACATCAGAAGTGTAGTTATAAGCGATATGATCACTGTAACTGACTCGCATTTCGTTCAAATCGGTAGCCTCTAAAGACTCCCCACGAATAAATTGAACGCCATCAGTAAATGCTTTTTTAATTAAAATGTTGTTTTGGTAGCCATAAGCAATCGCTAGTTGCATCATTTCATTTTTAGCCGCTGCTGAGCCTTTATAAAAAGGCAAGTCTTCTACTAAGTCGACTTGAGTAATGGGACGCTTAACATCAGCAACGTACCGCGCTAACTTAACGTGAGCACGGTCTCGAGTAAGTAACTTATCGAATGCATTACCAGAGTCTTCAGTCAGCTTGATCGCATAGTAAATGTGATCTTCAGTGATTTCAGGCGAGCCGTCTGTAAAAGCGTAGATGCCTGCAAGCTTCTTGGCTTTATTGTGACGGTGCGATAACTCTGCTTTACGTAACTCTTCATGTTCAGGCAGGCTATCAGCCTTAGCTTCGTTATCTAGCCGGTAATGAATAAGCAACAATGCCAGGTCTTCGCCTAGTTTTAGTGAAGTGTTCATTAGCGCAGGATCAGCTAAATCACCCATACTGTCTGACAGATCTTCAAGAAAAGTATTATTAGTATCTTCTATCTGCTGCTTAAGTATGGCTTTAGGATCGATAACTTCGTTTTTAATGTGCTTTCTGGAATACGCAAAGAAAGATCTACGTGGATAGCCTGCATCCATCATGTTGTAGAATTCGTCTTCTGTTTTACCGCCATCTAGTAAACGGCTGGGTGTTCCAAATAACATCATGTTGCACGGTGTACGCCCAACTAACTCTTCGTTACGAGCGTTATCCGCCGTATTTTTTACTAACTTATTCTTGATCTTACCTAAGTCATACAATTCAAGAAAAGGTGCAAATGACTCTCCGGTGCTGGTTAGGTTTGTACCAATCTCATCTATCTGCAAATTCATTGAACCCGCATCCGCCATGAGTAATTTATGGCGTGCCTGTTTAATGGCTGCAGAGGTTGCTGCGTCAAAACTAAAAAGCAATTCACCTTGAGCTTCAAATTCTTTTTCAGCTCGCTCTAGCTCAACATCTGGATCGGTCGATTTACGAATAGACCGCTTATTAGCGATAGTCGGAATATTTTGAGCCGCCATTAGAGGAAAGGTTTTTTCTTTGAAGTTATGGTAAAACTGGTCTAACACTTCATCTTCCATCAGATTTACTGTGAGGCCTTTACCTGAACCTGATGTAGCCAGATTAATTGCGTATAAGTTAACAGGGACTTTTTTGCCATTAACATCACGTATACTGCAACGCATCATGGTGGCTACTTGTGCAAAGTAATACGCTACGGCCAATCTAAAAAAAGACGGGTCCGTATTATTTGCTAAACGGCATAAGTGTTCTGCCAGTTTTTCGGTGGCGGGGTGATATGACATTTCATCATAGGGCTTTAGCTCTACTTCAATTTCATCTAATTTTTCAGCGAGTGCTGCGGACATAACTTCTCCTTACATTACTAGTGAGCCGTCGAGTATGTATCTTTCTTTTTGTGTACATACTGAGGCGGCGGGACAAAATCTACAGGCTACAACTTCCCCTGACTTTTCTACGACTAAACCGACATTCCCATCATCTGCAAGACGCCTATACGCTTCTTGCGGAGTGGTATAATTTTTAGTAGAGCGAGTCATTTTTTTAGGGTTTTTGTAATACTTATAGCTCGGGGGTTTTCTCCACAACTCTTCGTCAGTACACGCTGGCAAGTTGTCTTGTGGGGAATCTATAAAGCGTTGAATTGCGCTTAATTTGGTACGAACAAACTGCTCAGTTTCTTCCAGTGACAGCAACGGAATGCTTTGATGTATGGTAGGGGACTGAGGGTAGTTAGGATTGTTTTTGGCTTTACCTGCCATCCAATCAGTGAATAGATACTGAATGTGGATATGGTCTTCGGTAATGATTTTAGGGTGAAGCCAGCGATAAATGCTGCCTTGCAGCTTGTAATCGCCTACTTTGGTTTGGTGAGTGAAGGTAAACGTACTCGTCGATTTAAAGTCTTCGATACGGCCTTCTGCGGCAAAATCGAATTTACCCGAGATTTTTTGCCCATCAATTTCACGAAAGCCTCGGATTTCCATAAAGACAGGAATAGCGTCTTTGGGTGAGGTGCCGTGAGTAATAAACGTATCCGCCTCTTCAAGGGCTTCTATGTCATAGCCAGCTTCTGTAAGAATATCAGCGGGGTTAACTACAATACGGTCAACTACTTTTTGGGTATACCCCAGTTTGCGCATGGCTTGCTTGTAATGATCGCCAGTCCACACTTTTTCGATACCGTCGTGGATCGACGTACCTAAGCGCGATTTGAAGACGTCTATGACATCAATAGACTGTTGCTCTGCCGGTACACGGCGTGAAAGTACTGTGGCTCTTACTGGTTTAAGTAGCCCAGTGGCTGAAATAGCATCAGGGACGTAATCGTAATGATCTGTGGCTAAATAAACTGCTACAGATAGAGACACACCTGTTTGGTTTTGGAACTCAGACATTCTTATCTCCATGGATATTGGAATGAGGGGGGGTATTGACGTTACGCCTGCAAATTAAAGTTTTCTGGACTTTTTTCAGACGATAAGAAGCGCAGAAAGCCGTAGGCTTCCTGAGAGGGGGCTAAAGGGAGTGGGTGAGTTAGTCTAGTTTGCCAACAAAAGCGTCAGCTTGTTTTTCGTAATACCGCATTAGTATCCTTAGGTCACGAATGCCTGTTTGGCGAGATAGCTCCATGACACTGAGCTTTTCTGAGAGGCGAGTAACGGCTTCATGGCGAGAATCGTGGAATACTAGATCCAGGATGTTGGCGTTAATCCTGGCTTTCCTGAAATACCCACTAACGGCCAGTTTACGGCTGATACCAAACCAGTTATCTGCATCAGGGCAGTGGCAGAGTTTGAGGATACGAACAGCTTCGGTGTTTAAAGCTAACATCTTTTTACGTTTTTCTTTAGTGCGTCTATCGGCGAGTCGAATAACTTGATTTTTTAAATCTACTTCATGGGTCTGGAGGTCTTTTATTTCCCCTTGACGCATGGCTGTTTCTAGAGCCAAGCACCACATGGCAGCCACTCTGTGGCTAGCCGTAGTGGGCTTGGTCTTCTTATCCCAGTCATCTAAGCACAGCAGCATTAAATCTATTTCTTGCTGGCTAATAGGGCGCTCACGCTCTTCTGGCTCTTTAGGCCAGCTTACTCCTTTAAAAGGGCTGACTTCTAGTAACCCCCATTCTACCGCCATACTAAAGACGTTACTGATTAGGTTTTTTTCTCGTAATAGGGTAGATGTCTTAACGTCTAATAGGCGTAAATTCTTCCAGCGGGATATATGGTCACTGGTGATATCGATAATAGGGAGCTTTAGGTCGGCGATCTCTTTAAACACTGGATGACCCCGGGGAAGGTACTCCAGCCGCTTTGCTTCATACTCTTCACCAGACTTAGTAGGGCTAACTTCTTCAGCGTAACGCTGAAACAATTCAACTAAGGTTACTTGAGGAACGGGAGGCTGTGCTGACTCGCCAGAACGCATGGTGTCTTCAGCTTCCCTGGCCCAGCGGTTAGCCTCCCTCTTGGTTTCAAAGGACGCAGAAGCCCGCTTTCCTTTCACAGAAAGTTGTACTCGCCAATTACCTTTCGCTGTCTTCGTAATACTTGCCATTTTTAGTCCCACGGGGAGTCGATTGGGGAGCTAATGGGGGATATTGCCCCAAAAACGTGTGTAGCAAAGTGTAGACAAGTGAAAGAAAGGGGTAAAGGCCTAATTGTCTAATTGGCTGGAGAGCCAGTCATATAAAGCCTTTGAGTACAAAAGTGTGGCGGGGTGTAGATAGGCTTTTTCGGTAGATGGTACCGGAGGCCGGACTTGAAAACCCAGTGAATACCTTGGGTTTTATTGGTTTTGGGGAGTTTTGTGGGGAAAATATAGAGTTAAGCGCTTTTCCTGTGCTCTTGGTCATCAGATACCCTTTGAAAATGCGTGTTCGCCCATTCAATGACTTCTGAAGCTTTCCAGCGTGCTCGGCTGGTTGTCTTCCCAAACTTGAGTGTACTAGGCTTTGGGAAGCCTGTCGATTTTGTAATTCTTTCTCGTACTTGGCGTTTTTCCATGTCCAAGTATTCAGCGATAGTATCTACTCCCCACCATGGATCAATGGGGACTCGAGCGATTAGGGTCTCTTGTTGCATTACGTTCTCCTAGAAAATAAAAAATCACCGAATGCCTTAGGCATCTAGCAATAGAGATAAATAAAATCAGAAAAGTATTTTGAGGATGGGTAGGCTACGGATACTTACTAGTAACCACACAGGAATAATTTTATGGCAGCTTTATCAGACCACCTTGAAGGGCAGATCGTTAAGCACTTCTTACAAGGGGATACACAACCATCCTCCGGAGACAGCACTGTAGCAGGACAACCGGTATATTTAGCACTCTTTACTGCAGATCCAACAGATGCTGGTAGTATGGTAAATGAAGCGGACTATACGGGATACGCACGTCAGGCCGCGATTTGGGATCTTTTTAACGGTAACCAGACGGCTAATTCAAACAGCATTCAGTTTGATGCTAACGCTAATGCTAGCCAAGCTTCTATCACTATTACGCATGCCGCGATTTTTGATTCAGGGACTGCTAATGGCGGTAGTATGCTATTGCACGGTGAATTAGCTAGCGCTAAAACTTTGGCAGTTGATGACGTATTGGCCTTTTCAATGGGTTCTATTATCTTCACCTTAAACTAAGGCAAGCTTTAAATGCGTTTAAGGTCTGGGCTTTTAGGTGTCGGCCTATTAGGTGTCTTGCTGGAGGGTGCAAGATACGCTAATGCCGACATCGCCGTTTCTAGTGATCTAGAACTTAACTCCCACGTATTTACGCACCACCGAGGACGGGTGGAGCGAAATAATAATGCGGAGTTAACGCCTAGAACTACGCACCTGCATGCCAGTAGTGTGGCGAATGCGAGTGACGGAAACCTAGTATTAAACAGTAGTCTAGAAGCTGCTGGCTCTGCTCTTATAAGATCAAAAAACAGCAGTATATCGTTTAGAAATGCAGCGGAATTTAAAGGGCGTATGCCTAATTTAATGACCGTGAACAACATTTACTTTTACGGTGATGCGACACATAACGGTTCTATAGACTTAGATAACAGTGCAACCCTTGTAAGTTTTGCAGGAACGAGTGTTGCTTATATTCTTGAAGAGTCGCAATCTAGTTTTGAAGCTACCCCAACCCTAAAACACGTCAGCAAAATGCCCCTTAGTTGTACGGGGGATGCATACGCTCTTGCTCCAGATGTTCGTCGAGGAGGTCGTGCTAGCTGGGATGGGAATACTAATAGCCACTTTTTCCCTGCAGTAAAAGCTAGCGGCACTAGTTTTTTCATACACGACAGTGGTTGGTACGGCGATATTGTAGGCACAATTCCGTCTATTGCTACAATAGCGTATGCAGCTCCTATTACTTTTGAAGCGAAAAGTGCTTTTGCAGATTCAGGAGAAGATTCTGCCCAGCTTGCTGTAGCTACTAAAATGGGACTGGGTGTTTTAGCTAACTGGGAAGTTGACGCAGAGCGCCAAAGACTTGGTACATTAATACTTCCTAGCGCAGAACCTAACTTAATTGCCGATATTGCGCAGTCCGGAGTTATTAACAGCGATACAAATAAGTCGCCTTGGTTCGCCCCTCAGGATTCTTATATAGGCCAGTGGTCTATAGACGGTGATGTGCTTACCTGTGAAGATACTACTAAATGGGGTTCAAATTTTGCAGCCGTTAAAACACCTGTAATTTTTGAAACGAATGAATCATACGAAATCTCTTTTGATGTTACGCATAACAGCGGTACTTTGCATTTAAGTATAATCGATTTTTCTTCTCCTATTAGCGCCTATACCGGCGCAAATATGCTGACTAATAGCACGTTTGATACTGATTTAACCGGATGGACTTACTCAGAGCCAGATTTTGAATGGGCAGAAAATGGAAGTGTTGAGCGGGTAGACGGAGTTACAAGCTCAAGCATAGGACAGGCTGTAAATATAATTGAAGGCGAGTGGTACCGAGTTGATTATGATGTAACACATTCAAGTGGGTATAGTCAGAGTAATCTACAGATAGATATTGGTAACGGAGATGCAGGGTATGGTCACGTATGGAATAACACCCACAGTGCAACGATATCTCAGGCTATCTCCGCTGTTAATTTAGTAGATACATTTGTCTATGACACAAGCAAAGATAGTGATGGTGGTGCGTGGAGAAACCGTACGCAACATACTAGTTGGTATAACGAAACGCTAAATACTAGTACTCGTGGTTCTCGTAAAGATTTCCCTGCTGTGGCTGTGATTGTTATTACGGGCAATGGTGAGAATTGGAGTTCAACCAACAAAGTAACAATATATGACGGTGATGACCCTGATATGCCAATGTGGATGGTATTTGCCGGGGTCTTTAATGTTAAAGATATGCTTGGGCGAAGGGGCGTAAAAGCTCTTACTATGCTAGATGGGATGCTTTGTATGGTCAGTAATGACCGTGGTAATCCAGGCGGATACGTTCCCTTTATTAGAATGTCTTTTGTTGCTGATGTTGTCAAACACACAAATTCTTTTGGTACCTACACTTTCGACAAAGGTATTGGGGAGAG